TCGTATTTTGCAACGATTATATTTGGAACGATTCCGAACGATTCAGAAAATTTTCCTGTTATACTATCAGCAATCGCATAGAATCGTTGCTGTTCGGGTCGATATGACCATGCCAGCGTCCCCAAATCAACGCTGCTCACGCACTGAACGTATCGTTTATTCTCATAATCAACGTAGTTTCGTGCCGTTCCTGCACTCCAGCCGTAGCCAGGCAGTGCCCTAATGGTTTCTGGGATTGGGTAAACGTTGCTGTGGTAGGGGGCGTAGGCTGGCATGGTATCTGATTTGTATATACCATCCACAAGCATTATATCAAATGCGTCAGCTATTGATTGCATGGTTTCTTTGTTACCTGGATAACATGCCACCATAATTTGTGTTGAATCGGTCATATCCCTAGAATTTGTTATAGTTTCTCTGACACCATTCGATGTAATCAGCCAGTTTGCCATTGTGTTGCCATGAACATACACAATTCCAAACGACACATTTGTCGGACACGTTTTTCCGTCTTTCAGGGCTATTTGTAGTGTTTTATTTGTGTCAATTTCAAAACCGTAATACAGACCTAATGCTGCACATTTTTCAACATCAAACAAATTTTGTCCCTGCTCCACAACCTCTGTCACCCCAGCACTAACAATTTCCCCGTCAATGACCTCAGAATGACCGCCTATTGACTTCACGCTCATCAGCTTACCGCCCGTAGGAATAGTCTTAACGTATGCCGTATCCGTATCGGTTTCAAATTTATGTGTCACACCCTGACCTATGTCATACAACGCATTTACCCTACGTTGCAGTTCCTTGTCGGTTAGCTTCACGTTTGCTATTTCAGCAGTATTCTCGGCTATCTTTCCGACAGCCGTTACATAATCGTCTGGCAGACTATCAGCTATGGATTGTGCTGTCTGTGCGGCAGTTTCAGCCGCTGTTCTATCCTCTGCGACCTTAGCGGCATTTTCTGCCACTGTAGCCTTGTCGGCTGTTACCTGCGTTGCCATATCCTGCACCGCTTGTCTGTCGGCTGCTGTGCTGTCAGCATTGGTCTTGGCAGTTTTAGCATAGCCTGCTGTTATGTTCTTGTCGGCTGTGGTCTGCTGTGCCGATGCAGACGCTTGCGCTGCTGATACCTTGGCACTATTCTGAGATTTGACTGCCTCAGCACGTGCGGTTTCTGCACCCTGCATGGCGGTGTCTGCCTGTGTTGCGGACGTTTCAGCAGATGTCTTTGCGGTTTCAGCACGACTTGCCGCCTGCATTGCCGTGTCGGCTGATTTCTCTGTAGCTGTGGCAGATTTTTTTGCGCTTTCAGCCGCTGTTGTCGCTGTTTCTGCAGCGGTGACAGCTGTCTGCATATCTGCGTGTGCCTGCCTGCCTATAGCGTCTATGCGGTCCAGTGCGTCCATAGACACGTCAGGTGACGGGATAGCTGTATCATCGATAGCCGCACCTATTCTCAGGCGAAAAATTCGTGATTTTTTCACTAGGATATATTCCTGCCCTGACAGTTTTTTAGCTGCTATCTGGCAGCTGACTGTCTGCGCAGACCGCAGTATATCTGCTGTTGGCGTCCACTGTCCACCTGTGATATCGACCTCGTAGACAGTGCCGTCACCGTAATCTATCGTCAGCACATAGCGGTCTGCGCCGTCTACTGTCAGACCATCGAACGTCACCGAACGTGCATTCGTTTCACCAACATAGCCCAGTAGGGCGGTGTTCAGCGTTACTTCATAATCTGTGTTTAGCGTTATCGTCATTTAATCACCCCTCTTTACTCTATTGCAATGTAGTCAACATAGTATGTTCCTGTTGGCACGTTTTCCACTGTTGACCCATTATTTGCTCCCATGCAGACATTCAGATAGTACGACTTTCCCGAACCACTAACGTGGGTGCAGAACGTCTTGTATGGTGTTGGTGCGTCTGTCTGCCGTAGTGTTGCTATAACCTGCTTAGGCACAAAATTCAGCCCAAGCGGTATCCGCATTAGCGCATTTGCTCCCGTCATCTTGTGTTCCACAGTGCCATAGTGTATCTTGCCGGCTCGGCTCAGTATCTCATCGATTTCCTCGCCTGCGTGTTGCATCGGATAATCGTTTTCGGTGATATCTTGTGTCAATGTCACATTTTCATCAGCCATTATCTCGCCCCCTTTTTTTAAAGCTGTTCTTCAACACTCAGACCCACTGCCGAAATATCAGCACTCAGTCCGCCGTCAAAGGTAAATCCTAAATTCGTTATCGGTATGTCATAGCTGTCTACGCCGTTGGTGTATGTCACCACGTCACCTATGTCGAAACGTGGGTCACCAAGTCTGTGGTACAATTCGGTAGTGTACCACGAAAATCCACCTATCCTGCGCCACAGAGATTGTAGCAAAGACTCTGTCATGTATGGATTTTCAAACTCCAAGACTCGACCTTGCGTTGTATCTGTCACACCAAGTGACAGCGTTACATCTTCACTGACCTTGCAGATTATGCCGACTATCACGTTCTGTCTTTCTGACAGCGTAGGCATATCTATCGTGTTGTTATCCAATGTTTTCACGCTCGAACCGTACCATTTGCGGACGTACTTTCCGTACCTGTCAACATATCCAAACTGCCCTTGCGCAGAAGCCAGATAAGACAGCATTTGCCGCATGGTCACGTCTTTTGGCACGGAGCTGACCTTGAAGTAAAAGTATTTTGAGTACAGCACCTTGCCGTTCTTATCTATCAACCTTCTGCCGTTCTTGTCACGCAGTAGTCGCACCTCTGTATAGTCATTGCCGTTTTGCAGACCAAGCTGTCTGCAAATGTCGTCTTCGACGGCTTTATTCCAGTTTGGCATAGGGATATGCGGCACATATGGTTTGTCTGAAAAGTACAGCCTGTCCGCCATTGTCAGCTGAACACTGCCGCCTGACTTTTTCGACTTCACGCAGGTGAAATGTCCCATTGGTATCTTTTCGTCATTTGTATCAGATGAAGTTGCGTCCTTTGTATACAAACTGAAAACATACTCATTCCCAAGATACTTAGCCCCGTCGTCAACAAGCTCCGCCGTCACACTCTGAGAACAGACAGCTCCAAGCTCTATATCATCACTCAGAGAGGTTGCTTGAATGTCCGTCTGAACGTTCTGAATGCCGTCATATGCCACAGGTGCTCCGCTCTGAGCGTCCTCTATCCACATCCCCCACAAGGCTTTGTAATTCTCTATCCTGCTTGTTATCTCACTGCTTGCTATGGTGTACATATGCCCTCCTAACGTTCTGCGAATGTGACAGTACAGTTCTTGTAATACTCACCACCGTCAAGTCTGACAAGCCCCTGCGGTACATAGTCGCTTGCGTTGGCGGATATAGAATAATACTTGCCATTGTGCCAAAACTCCAGTTCTGCAAAGTCGGGTCCGTCCTCGATAAGGGATTGTATCTCGGCTGAATCTGCGACAGGAAGCATTGTCCACTTGCAGGGCAATTTGTATTTGCAGAACTTTCTCGCACCCACAAACAGGCCTGTTGTGTTCACTCGTCCTGAACCTGCCGTCCATTCGTAACAGTTTACAGGGCTCCAGCTATCAGGGTCAGGATCTGTCACCCACACGCCGTTTATCTTTAGCAATGTTCCTGTCAAAATGCACTCACTCCCGTCTTACGTTTATACTGATTGTTGCTGTCCTGCATACACTTGAAAAGCACCTTGCTGTCAACTGTTCCGAAGAACACAGGGTCATAAGCTTTCAGCCAATCAAGTATAGCGTTCAGCACCCTTAACACCTCGTCAAGCTTGCCGTTATCAAGCATACCTTGCAGTTTGCTCAGAGGTGAGATCACCTCCGGGTCTGCCTTTGCATTCCTGTTATCGCCCACCATTGCAAGGGTCGGTGCTGTCGCAAGTCCGCCTGTGGCAAGCTTTGGTATCTCAGGTATGCTTATTGTGTCAAGATCAAAGCCGAAGGTTTCTCCGCCTATGCCAGGCACCCAATCAGGCACATCAAAACTCAGGCTGTTAATGCCGTCGATTATCCAGTTGACCGCACTTTCAATAGCACTGGTCATTTTGTTTACTGCACCGATAATTAGGTTTATAGGTGCTTTCACAACGCTGTAAAGCGTATCCCACACGCCTTTGAAGATCTTCTTTACACCCTGCCAAGCCTTTTTCCAATTGCCTGTAAAAATGCTCTTGACGAACATTATAATGCCGTTGAGAATGGTCTTTACGCCTCCGAAAGCGTCTGAAAAGGTCTTTTTGAACCACTTGCCTATGCCTTTGAAGACGCCCTTGACAGCGTTAAGAAGCTTTGTGAAGATCTCCTTTATCTTTGCAATACCCTCAGATACGGCATTGTACAGACCTTGTATGATATATCCGCCCATTTCAGCCATGACCTTACTAGGGCTGTGAATACCAAAACAGTTCTTGAAGCCCTCAATAAATGGTGTAAGAACATGGTCATAAAGCCAAGTGCCTATGCCCTTGAAAGCGTCAACGATACCTGTGAAAAGCCCCTCAACGATATTGCCGCCACAGTCCTGAATTTTCTCTGTGAAGTAATCACGGATACTGAAAACAGCGTCCTTTATAAAACCCCACAGCACCGATACCGCACCGCCAATGGCTGAGCCTATGGCTTTGAAAAGCTTTGTGGCAATGCCGCTCCAATCTATTGTAGAAATGAACGTCCACAGCTTTTCACCTATGCCCTGCCAATTTACAGTTTGCAGGAAGTTTATTGCCGTATCAAGCAGACCTTTCACGCCCTCAGAGATAGTCGTTCCTGCTTTGCCCCAATCAATCTCATCAAACCAGCCGTTCACAGAAGTGCCTATGGACGAGCCAAAGCCCGACCAATCAAAGGTGGTAACGAATGAATAAAGATAGTCGATGATAGCTTGCCATTTTGAAGCAAGGGTCTTGCCGATAAGCGACCAATTCGTTTTCTTTATACCGCCGTTAAGAAAATTAGCCGTACCCTTGCCGAAGCCTGCCCAATCAAACTTCTTCATAAAGCGGTATCCTGCGCCAAAAATAGTGTTTATACCGCCGCCGAAGCTGTCACCAAGTCCTGTCCAATCAACGCCGTTTATAAAGCTGTTCAGACCGTCTGTAAGCTTATCCACAAAGCCATTCAGCTTTTTCTGAATACCGTCCCAGTTGATGTATGCGAAAGCTCCGTTGACCTTTTCAGCCACAAGAGAGCCAACTCCTGCCCAATCGCCTGACTTAATGGCGTCTTTCATACGCTCCGCCCAATCTGGAAGCTGAACGTTGTCGCCGTTTATGGCTGAGTAATCAATGCCACCCTCTGAACTGTCTGTATCGGACTTGCTCTGATCCGGTGCAACTCTTACAACGTCAAAGTCTGCAAGGTAAGTGTCCTGAGTTTTCTTTATCTTCTCCGCTGACTTCTGTGCCTGCTTTGTCGCCTGCAAGGACTTCTGATAGGTGGTGCCGAAAAGCTCAGAGATAAACGCCGCCACAGTTTTTGTCGCCGTTGCTATGCCCGTCATAAGCGTATTGAGATACGGCATTACTGTGTTCATTATCGGCGTGAAAGCTATGGTGAGGTTGGCTTTTATCTCGTTTAAGGACTTGGCAAATTCTTCGTTGCCTGAAACAGCGTTTGCAACAGCGGAACGTATTCCTTTCAGCAAAACAAGCACGCCTGCCATTAAGAACACTCTTTTTGCCGCAGATTTGAGCGAATGTGTAAACTTGCTCAGCGGTTTTGAAGTGCTGTCGATAGTTGTTTTAAGCCTGCTGAATTTGGATTTAACTGCGTCAACAGCCTTCGAGCCTGCCGAACGCATTGTCTTGAAAGCTCCGCCGAGAGTTGACTTCACCGCCTTGCCTGCAAATGAAGCGACTTTTTTTAGTTTCTCAATAGCAGTTGTCCCTGTTTTTCCGCAGTTGCTAAATGTTTCCTCATATTCGCTAAGTTTTGTTTGAGTTTTATCTATAACTCCCTGCTGACTTATAAGCTTACTTTCAACGCCATTAAGTTCTGAAACTATCTTTGCAGCTTCTTCGTCTGAACTAGCGTTTGCAAGAGCAGCTTGTAGCTCTTTATACTTAGCCTGCAACAGGCTCATTTTTTCTGTTGCATTTTCGAGTTGGAGATTAAGCCTTTCAAATTCACTTTCAGGTATTTCAAAATCACCAAAGCTCTCTGTCGCTGTTTTAGCCGCCTCGTCAGCTTTTGCCGTAATTTGCTGAGCGATATCATCAACCTCAGCCTCTATCTTATCAGGGTCATACTCAGGATTGTAATGTATCTGCACAACTTTAGGCTTGATGTTTTCGATTTGATCGGTGGTGTTTTTTATATGCTCATTGGCTTTATCAATTTCAGACACCACCTTTGCAGTAGCCTCCTGCATACTCTTCTGGGCGATCTCCGACGCACTGCCAAAGCCCTCGTCTATGGCTTTAGTGGTCTTATCCATAGCGTTCTCAACAGCTTTCTCTGCCTGCTCTACTGGCTTTGAAAAACCGTTCTGTATGCTTGCAGATATCTTGTCAAGCTGCTCCTGCACCTTGTTTTTTATCACAAGGTCAAGAGATATAACACCAACGCTTGCTCCGTCTGCCATTACTTATCACCTGCCTTTCCGAACATTCCCTTGAACAGCCTTTCAAAGTATCTCGCAGTTTCAAGCTTGTCTTGCTCTGTGAACGTTTCTCTTACTTTCTGACTTCTGAACGCCGTCCATTCTGAGCGTATCTGCTTTTCAAACCTGTCGAAATTCTTTATGATATCCTTGTTGTCCTCGCTCCTGATACGAACGATCTGACCCAGTGGTGTATCGTGCATAAGCCCTGCAACGAGCCTGTACCAATCGCTGTAATGCAGATTTTCCTGCTCTGAGGGCAGGATATTGTACTGCTTTGCAATGGATTGTATGATAAGCTCTCGGTCATAGTCAAGATCGTACCAGCTTTCTTCAAACTTACTCTGCGTTTTCCTGCGGAAATCGAGCCTCTGTCTTTTCTGCGTCCTCGCCTGTTACCGCTGAGATAACAAGAGTGAAAAGCTGCTGATATGCCGCCCAAGGCATATTCATTGCCTCTATCTCCTTGTAGTCCTTTGGTGCGAACGCAAGCTTGAAAACCTCGTCTATCATATCAAGGTCTTTCTTTTCAGCGTTCTTGTCGCAGATGTCAAGTATCTTCTTGACAGTTTTCTGCCTGTCGTCCACAGGGTAGACCTTGTCGCCTACTCTTATCTCAGGTGTACCTGTAAGAAGCTTGCTGTCGAGTGTATACATCTTTGCCATAGTTATTATCCTTTCTGATTTTGGGTATAAGAAAAGCACTCCGCTATAAACGAAGTGCTTGACATTGTTGTTTTGCTGTGATATAATGAACATA